TTTTTCCCCAACTGGTTAATCAAAGCGTCAATTCTTGATTGGTAGATTTCTATCAATTCAGTTTTAATCTGAATAGATGCTGTTGGGTCTAGCGCAGGACATGACAGGGCTGGGACGGGCACGCTCCCGTTGATGAATAGGTTGCCTGATCCATTAAAGTCTGCCATATCCGCTCCCTACACCAAGTAATCCTCTTGGCTACTTGGATGTATCCACCTAGCCTCTTCTGGTATATCAAAGATGAACTGGCCATCGAATGCATAGTTATTGTCTGATGTCATTAGATAGTAGTAGTGTCTTGCATAACCTTGTGGGCGTGGTAGGTACTCAGTTGACCAACCCCATCTCCCTGTGTCCCCAATCGCATAGCAACCACTGTTGGCTAGTTCTATCGGAGTATTCTGTCCATTCGTAACTTCCCATACCTGAATAGTAGCACTAGACGCACCAGTAAATGCACCTATCAATTGTGGGTGATGGTCGTGATATCTGTATAGCCAATCGAATTGCTTACCGTATAGTTCAGTAGACGCAACACCTTGGATGAAAAGATTGCACGTACCAGAACATGGTTCTATCGTCTTAAGGAATAAGTCAGCGCCACTGGTTGCTGGTAGAGGACCGAATATGACCAAATCGCAAGAATCTGTACCGACACCATATCCATCGATATATAAATCGCAAGAATCGGAATCGAAAAACCACGTACTATCATACTGGTCCATGGTCCTGTCAAAGATATCACCAAGACTATGTAATTTCCCTAATTCGGCCTCTGTGAATTGAGTAAACGTAGTTTTATCCCCAGCCCACAGGACAAGTTCGTCGATCCACTGTTGAGATTCTCCGTCGTGAATGCTCAATGTCGAAGCAGTACCGGATGGCGATGTGTCTCTAGATCCAGAAGACTGTGTTCCCTGAGAAACCCATCCGGACCCATCAGCAGAAGTATTTAGTGTCCAGTTCCCACTTTCGGAATGCTCAAAGTCTAGTACAAGGAAGTGGTCTTCGCTATCGTTTAATTGTGACATCAAAGTCGAGATTCCAGCACCACTCCACACAGCACCATTAGGTCCCAAACCAATAGATGCGGAATCGACATCGATTAGATAGTCTCTTTGTACTTCTATGTTCGTATCGAGAAGAGATGGATTTCTAGACCAAAACGCAGAAACAATCCTATCATTTCCAGCCCCGGACGGATACGCCATCGTACCACTGATAGACGCTTCCTTGTCAAGAACACCCAACTTAGTAGCCATTGATTGAGAAACTGTGTGATAGCTAAATGCACAAGTATCTGACGTTAGGGCTGCATTGTCGCCTAGCGCCGAAGTCACAAGTGCCTTTTCCCCAAAACTAAGCGACGTTCCAGATGCCGTACCAACCCTAGCCCACGTACCAACCTGCTTGTCTAAACCTGTCTCCCTGTGATAGTATGACAAGAAAACATGATTCGCATCACCAGACGGACTGGTCAGCGATATCTTAAACATTGTCCCATCTTGACTACCTATGGGCTCAAACAACGTAGGTTCGCCAAGCGTGATCGTTGTACCACTGACGGTGGCAATAATCCCGGAACCCTTACCTTCAGTTGTGGGCCAAGCAATTACCACTCTAGAATCATCTAGGGCCACAGCGTCTGACGTATTCGCCGTATTTGGACCGGTATGATTCCACTGATTATTGGTTACTAGAACGGGATCACCATATGTCACGCCGGTACCGTTAACCGTCGCTACCATAGCATATCCACTACCAGAACCAGATTCTTTGTCGAAGTACATCAGAACACTACTGGGAGACAATGCCGCAGCAGAATCTGGTATTGATCCACTCGCATCGCCAGTAAAATTTTGCTTGTCTCCGTAAGAAAATGCGGTGCCAGCAACAGTACCTACTCTAGAATAGGTATTTCCACCGATATCCTGCGCAGCAACAATAAAGTGACTCTCATCGAGTTTGGCTACGAAACCACCCCATGTTGGCTGAATACCAGCAGCATGTCCTATGTAGTCTATATCTCTTGAGACTACCGAATTGTCGTCTATAGTATGAAGGATGGTCGTGCCGTAGGATCGATGGAAGAGAACAGTCTGACCGTCTCCAGATGATTCATCATAATATAGTGGTACACCCTTGTTTCTGAGATTATCTACAGTGCCACCCATCCCGACATGTATAGGTCCTATGGCGACATAATTACCACTAACAGTTCCTATGTATGCCGCTGTTTTCCCGAGAAGAAGTGCATGACCACTACCGAGTCCAATCGTCACCCTTGGGTTTATGTTGTTATTACTTGCTGATTGCTCTGGAAAGATAGAAAATGCGTCTGATGTGGCGGCACTTGTACCATCACCGACTTTACCGGTCGTGAAACCAGCAGAACCAACCCATGTCTGGCTCAGCGTATGCTCAACGAAGTCGTCGAGTGGGTGGTAAAAGACCACTTCGTTCGGTCTAAGCATTCCAGAACTTGACACAACTCAACTCCTTCACAACTATGAGCGATCTCTACGACCATTCGATTCGGTCGAGAATTGATCGTACCACGATAATGCACTAGGCTGACTACCGTTAGCCGTCCTATATGGTCCAAAGACGGCCCTGCCTGCCAGCGAGGCAGCGGAGGAGCCAGACGCAATAAGGCTCCATTTGAGTTTCTCATATGCGGCACATGGTCCGAGTTCGATGATGTCTTTGTACCCACGGAAACTAACACTTGTATCTATAGCACTATCTCCATCCCGCACCTTGATTCCCTGACCGAGTGCTTGTTTGAATTCTCCCTGGTTGATAATGCAAGCAGCTTTCAGGGGGACTAGAGCCATGAAAATAGCATCTTCACTAACGACAGGGTCTGGCGATATAGTAATGTTGCCGATATCGTATGAGTAGGTGTATGCGAATGTAATCTCTGCGTCTACGATTACTCCAGCAGTCACGAGTACCTGAGACAGATAAGAATCGGTATATGTTTGTGGCGTAGCGACGTCACTCACCAACACCCTCAGCATCATTACCAAGTCAGTAGTCCAAGCCATATCGTCTCCAAACTCCAAAGTTTACATTCTTCTCAGAATATCGTAGACACGATATCCTTTCTTCTCACGCCGCAGAATGAACTCACCCTCTATTGTCTCTGTCGTATCAGATGTCATTCTGAAATAGAATTGATACTGACTACGATTTCCTGCCAAGGGGAGATTGCTCATAGACCAACCCCATTTGTTACTGTTTCCTATCTCATAGCAATTCGCATCCGTTAACACAACCGGAGTGTTAATGCCGTTAACAATGTCCCACACCTCTATAGTAACAGTCGTCGCGTCTAGAACAAAATTGCCGATATCTGTTTTTGATTTTGTAAGGTCTCTGCGGTTTTACCGGGGGACCAGGATCTACAGCCCGCGAACCAAACCATATATCCCAAATCTCTTGGTAATCAGCAGCACCGCTAGCAAGAACCTCAACATTGCCGCCAGCAAGATCATCGCACATTACGGTATGATCTACTGCATTTGTCCAATACACTTTGCTGTTTGCGATATCAAGATCTAGCCCAACTGCCCCAACACCAACATCCATTACCTCGGTAACAGTACCACCACCGATGCCTGACGATTCTATCTTCCCATTGATGTAATCTGTCCAATACACCTTACTGTTATCGACATCTAGGGCGAGACCGAAGAATCTCATAGATGTGTCGTGCGCAACACGGACATGATTCCCACCATCGTAATCCATCCTGTTAATAGAATAATCCGCAGCACCTGGGTGTCCGGGAGACTTTCTTGTCGTCCAATAGACATGTTCATTAACCTGATCGACCTTCATATTGAACTGGCCACCAAAACCACCAGTACCACTGCCGCTCCACATCACCTGAATATCGCCACCGTCTGTGTCGCATCTCATGATGCGGTCATAGTAGGAATCTGCGAAAAACACCAAGCCGCTTGCTTCGGCTACACCAACCCCATACAAATTCGGATATGTATTCGGAGATGGCATGTCGCTCTCTTCGACGATCATCTCTACATTTGATCCGTCAAGATCACACTTTTTGAGGACTCTAAAGTCTGTGAAGAAAATCTTGTCGTGTGTATCGCTTACATGGATACACTTCGGGACGTCTAGACCTGTAACAAGTTCTGTCGGCGCAGATGCGTCGTGACCATAGTAATATATCTTGGGAGCGTAAACAGAAGGCAAATATATACCACTTATCGCCATGACTCTTCCTTTCGGAGACTAGATCCGCACAATATACGAACTTTTATCGTTGAGAGACGGCATGCCACCGTCAGCATTTTCTTTTGCGGCCAGGATAAAATCGCCATCGTCAGTATTTGACCCGCCGTCCGTCATTCGCCAGTGAAACTGTTGTCTGCTAGACGTCAAAACTGGGATGCCGCTGGTCGACCAACTATACATACCAGTGTCATCGATCTCTGTGCAACCACTAGCTGTTAAAGCTACAGGGACTCCGTCTTCCCACAACTCGATATTGACAGTCAAACCGGTAATGAGTTCGCCAACGATAGCTGGTGGCGAATCCGGAAAGAAGTCAAATTCAGCGATTGATTGTCCTATTAGAGCCATCTCTATTCCCCCTTGTTACTTCTGATTCAAAGTTTCCATCAAAGCCATCAATTCGTCTATTGCATCCTTGTGCATGAAATGCTGCTTGAATTCTTCTTCCGTATACCGTATTCGACTGGCGTCTCTGCGAGACCGCAAAGGGAAGCCAATCGTGTGAAGTCTTTTGGTAACCGTAGATGCGTCAACGCCGAGAAGTCTGCCTATCTGAGAAGAAGACAAACCCAGATTGTAAAGCGCGACGAAAACAGGATCGGGGAAAAGCTTATTCGCCTCAGAACGACTCCGCATCTCTACCCCGAGAGACTGGAGACGATTATACATAGCGGTTTCACTACATCCATCGAGACCGGCTATTTCTGCACAGCTACTACCTTGTAGGTACAATGATGTTACTTGTGTGTCTGGCAGAGCCATGTAATCCCCCAAGTCCGATAAAAAAAAGACCGTTCACTAGATTATACACCAGTGTCCGGGAAAGATTAGAATTGGGGTCGGCTGGCTAGGAGAAGTGGAGATCGTGGTGGGAATCTTCAGACAGGGTGATACCGTTGTCTATGTCCCAAAACGGATCGTAATGCTGGGACAGTTCGAAAAGTTGATCGCAATCATCCTCAGGGCTGAGGTCTGGATTCAAGGAAAGGAATTCTTCGAATATTTCTGCGAACGGTCGGATGTGGTGTATTTCGAGACTGCCACCAACCTTGCCGGTCCGTTGGCATGTGTAGTTATCTCGCTCCATGCACTGTTGTTTCCAGGCTAGGGACTTCGCACAGTCACGGATTCTGGTACGGAGCGGGGTACGACCGTCGATGTACGATCCGTTGTATTTGCCAATATTTGGTCTTCGGGTTTTGCCCATAGCCATAAAGCGTTGGCGGACAAAATCTTCGCTCTTACCAAAATGCCTCGATATCTGGGCACATGTCCAATCTCGAACGTCATGGAGATACACAAGTTGCTCATCTGTTATATCGTCAGTCCCATCTCTCATCTTGCAACTTTTCGAAAGAGATCTCAATCCACGTCCAGATTTGTGTAAACGATCTCTCACGAAGTGCTCGCTTCTGTCTAGAATCTTAGCTGTCTGAGATATGCTTAATCTTCTATTCCAGTATAGATCAACAACTTGTTCGTCTGAAATGTCCTCGATCAACCTCCTGGTCGGTGGTCTGGTTTTCACTCCAAGCTTTTTGAGTCTGCGACGGACAGAGGCTTCGCTTACCTTCAGTTCTTTGGCGCATGCCCTCATGGTCATCTTCTGACCTACGTACATGTCCAATAACAGCGTTTCATTTATTTCAACTGGCCTCATACCATAGTATACCACAAAGTATGGTGTTTGTCAACATCGACGGCAAAAAACTGGGTTTTACGGATTTTGTGCCAATGCATAAAAAAACGAGGGGAGGTGTTACCCTCCCCCCGCATATTTGGCAAGGACATAAGTCCTTTATTCACAGTGGCTTAGAACGAGCCGAGTAGTACCCGACGCCCGTCTAGGGCTGCAAAACCGTGTTCTTGCCATCCATAAAAACCGGCTTTCTGACGCCTGTGGAGCATGTCGTCCTCGAAGATCGCCAGTTCACGCTTGACAGGCATGACGAACGAGTCGCCGTGCGAAAGGTCGAGACCGATGACGATTTCCTCATCACTCGTGCCCATGGAGACACCCAGTGTTGCGAAGTACGTCTGGAATTCCTGGCCTACACCTAGCTCATCCAGTGGATGGAGGTTTACGCCATAAATCCGGGCCATCGGACCACCGTCATCGCCAGCCGTGAAGATTTCCCGACGTGTGAGGTCGTCGACCTCATCGGCATCCCACTCACGGATATCCTCAAGAGCCTCAGGACTGATGAACAGGTCGGTCAGCCGACCACGGTTCGGGGTCGCACTGTTCCCGCCAGCGAGACGAGTCATGGTCGTCTTCATCAGCGAAACGAGACGCTTGGTAAACTGACCAGCAGTTGCCGCACTATCGTACACCAGTGGAGCACCACCGTTGTAGTCTGTACGACCAGCACCAGCCGCGATGATGACACGCCAGCCATCAGTGTTCATTTTCTTGACGAAGCCAGCCTCAAGGACTTCCATGGCACGAGCAACAATGTTCCAACGTGCAGAGGTCGCATACTTGAGCGGCCAGTCAATTGCGTTACCAACATCATATGTGTTGATCGTCACGGCATCACCGGTGATCGTGCGCTGTGGTAGAGCACCTTCACTCGGAATCATGTATGCCACATAGTCACTTTCCTGTGCAGTCTGATAGAAGTCAAGCGGATACTCGGCAGTAGCACTTGGGTCCAGAACTTCAGGTGTGAAGATTCCGCCCAGGATATCACCATCGAGCAACGCAGACCGTAGTGGAACCTGTAGAGCCTGTGCGAGCGAATGCATCGCTTCCAGTGCCTCGGCCTTATTCGCTGAGCCGGTGCGCTTCAGAAGTTCAACTTGCTCAGGAGTTGGTTTCCGTATGTTACGCTTCATTCTTCTTCACCCCCTTACCCAATATCAATAGAAACACGTGCGAAACCGTTGGCGTCGACAGTCGTCTCGAAACGACCGACTACCGGAGTAGCGACACCACCGAACGAACCAGATGTAGTGCTGATCAAACCACTGGCGCCTAGATAGGCGACACCCCCGGCAGTGGGAGTACCAGTAATCATGTCAGTAACTATAAAACCCTTCTTGACTAGCGTGCACTTGTCACCAGGACGAATCTCACCATTCTCATAGTTGACAAAGTCACGAGTCGCACTCATTGCAGCAGTCACAGTCTGTAGCAGAACGCCCTTGGGCACCGCGCCAGATGCGCTAGTAGCATAACCAACAACGTTGGCCTCGTCAGTAATGTTCTGACCGATTGCAGCACCAGAACCCTGAGTGACTACACTGGCAATACCACCCTTCTCCGCAGCAACAGTCGTCCAAAAGTTGGTAATGTCAGTAACTTCGTTGTATTCCCGATCTGGTTTCAAAGCCATTCCTATTCACCCCCTTCTTTGTTCACATCTTGGCCGCACAGGTTGTGTGCCAAGGTTTTCCAACCATCTTTCTCCGTTTCGACAGCATCTTCCTGTGCGTTGAATTCCGGACCCTCTTCTTCTACTACGTCACCCAGAGCCGCCTCCGCTTGCTCTGCCTCTTTTTCCTCTGTCTTGGCTTCCTCGTCAGACTCAGTAGCGACAGCCTCCTCTTTCGGCTCTTCGCTTTCTGGTTCCTCCGTCTTGGCCTCGCCAGCATACTTGATCACCATCTCGAACGTTTCGTCCGTCATCTCGCGCAACTCGGCCAGTGTGGCATCTTCGTCTTCGATCTGCTTGACGTCAGCTAGTTTTGCCAGACGTTCTCTCGCAGATGCGTCTTTTCGAATCTCCACCAACTCTGCCTCGCTCTTTTCAGCGCGATCAGTTACCTCGGCTAGCTGTGTCTTGAGAGCCTCGTTCTCTGACGTAAGCTCTTCTGCCTTTGCGGTGAGATCACTCAGTTCCTGAGCATTCTGATCTTTGCTCTCGGTAAGACTAGCGATCTGACCATCATAATCCTTGGCAGCGACTTCTTCGGCGGCTTGCTTCAATGCGGCGATTTCCTCGTCTTTCGAAGCGATTGCGGCCAAAGCTTCATCCAACTTCGCCTGAAGTTCCTTCAGTTGTTCCTTCACGTTCCCTACACCCCCTTCCGGTAGTTCACTTAACTCAGCGGTCACAAAAACACTAGAAGCGGCATTCTTATTAGCCGCAACCTTGATCACAGATTCGGGATTGGCGGGAGTCTCAACAAACCCCTGAGCACCAAAGATGATATTCTTCAGCACTCGACCAATCTTGTATCCCTGATATTCTCCACTACCACCGTAAATTCTCAAGTGCTTTGTCAGGAATGCAGTCTCTTCGTTTCTTTCTACCAACTTCGTCGAGCCAGTGGCTGGGTCAATCAGACCATAACCGAAATCCGGGAACCATGCTTCCATCGAGACGAACATCTCACCAGAACCGGCTTTGGCGATAATTTCCTCAATCCTCTCGGATAGTTCTGGAAACGCCCTGTAGAGAACACCAGCGACTTCGATATCAAATTCTTCCGGTGGAGATTCGTCTTCGGCAAGTTCGATCTCGTTACCAAACTTGTCAAGAGCCCTCGTCTGGACGATATGGCCCAGGATACTGGAAGCTTCATGGTTATCGTTCATTGGCTTATGAAGCGGGGTCTGCCTAGCTTTCCACACCTCTTCTGGTGTAAAAATGTCGTCATTCAAATTCCACCCGGTGCTGACCAAGATGGCAACGACAAGTGCTAGATCAGGCTGTTCTTGGCCCAGAAGTTCTTCAACGGTCTGTATAGCAGATGTCGTTTTGATTAAATCTGCAACCGACATTCCATCGAAGTATTGCTTGATATCTCCCACACGAACCTTAGCAGTAACCAATGAAGACGCATTGCCAGCATCATTCATTGCGAATTCTATACCTTGTTCTGCTTTGTAAACGCGCACAGACACCTCCATTCACATTATTTATACACAAGGGTTGTTAACGATAGACAATAATAAATCTACAAAAAAGACCGTTCACCAATAGATGATAAAGTCTGAATGAAAGACTTACTCAGTCCCTTTGTCCTTGCTGAGAAAATCGATGACATCTGCCTTGGCCTTCTCATCATCGTGAACGATCTTAGAAGCGAAACCCTGTTCGCTCACGCTTTCTTTGGCCATCGTCGCTAGTTCCTCTGGGGACGGGAGGTAATACTGTCTCCTCTCCTTCATCCCGGTCGGACTTGTACTCTCTTGCGTATATGCAAACCTGATGAATTCCTCGCCATCCCAAACATACTTCTCCAGCATGCATTCTTGGGCGGAAACCAGAACACCATCAATTGTCATGACAACCTGCCGCGTATTCGTATCCAAAGAAACATTCACCAATGACATAACTACCCCCCGGTCACTTCAAGACCCTTGTTAACAAAGAGGTGGCAAGGCCAATCGTTCTGTTCCTCCACCACCACAAAAAACTCAGACATACGCTCAACCATCCGCAGTGTATCTGCCTGCGGGTAAATCCGACCACCATGAAAAGAAACACACAACTGACCCATCTTGTCTCGCAGATGAGGCTTGGCAAGGACTTCTTCCAGAATGCCAAGCTCCGCACCCTCACAATTGAGAAATAGTAGATCAATATGGTTTAGATTGTTGTCTGCCATAATTGTCTCTAAGCTGACACACCGAACCATACTCGTTCGACGCAAAGTCCTGCCTTCCCCCTCGTGTCGTGGATATGTACTATTCGAAGAAATCTCAGCAAACTCAAAGAACTCAACTTCTCCGTCTTGTCCTGTCACCGCAGCCCTATGTGTTGCGATATCGGCTGTTGACGCAGCAACACCAGCGACCAAAGTCTCATGATTCTCTTGGCCAGCTTCATACGCAATCATCGTCAGATCGCCACTGAATCTGTTGCACAACTTGATACCGTGTGCTCCGTGGATAGAACCAACCTCTACGATCACTGGTGATTGTGGTAATGCGTTCTCGGCAAAATACATATACGTATCACACCGGTCAAACTGCAATTGTCCCTTGTCCATCACTATCCTTTCGAATCAGCGAGTGTCGCCCAGGCCAGGGCTGTGAGCATTCTTCGTTCCTTGGTGGTAGGTTCCTTTTTGGTTGAAGCCGTAAATTCAGCATGCAATTTGCTGAACGATGATTCAAGCAATCTATCTCTCTTTCCAGAACTGCCTATGCGAGATGCTATCAGTTCCTTAGTCACAGTGTCTCCAGCTTGCAAGACAGATAAGATCCCTCGCTTGGTGCGCTCCAGTTCGACTCGCTGAGCCTTAGTCATAGACCGCATATTCTTGATATCTTTCTGCTTAAGGTACTCCCCATCAATTACTCCGTCTAGCTGGTCCATCAGACCTTCTGCTACTATGTGGAGAGTAGACATCGTCGTCGGTGTCCGTTCGTCCCTGGGGCCAGTATCCTTGGTGGACGGTGGTCTCCCGCTTGGATTATCACCATCGTCTTTCGGCTGATCCCCATTCGGATTTTCGCCACCCTCGTCGCCACCTGTGTCATCACTCGGCTCTTGTTCCCCTTCCTTTGGGGGGAATTCGCTATCTCTGTTGTACCCCTGCTTGACCTTGGCCAGTTCAACAGCCAAATCACCCTGCTTCTCCATAACAGAAACTGGTCTGTAGTATGGACCTGCCTTCTCAAGCACTCCTGGATTCTCCTCTCGGATGGTCTGCTCGGACTTGATCCGTTCTAGCTCAATCATGTAATTAACACCAAAGACTTCTGTTGCCTTCTCAGACGAGATAATACCACGATCCAATAGTTGGATCATTAGCTGCTTTTCTGCTGCTTCGTCACGCAAAGACATGATACCAAAATTGATGGCTGGGATCTGCTTGAATCCCATAGCGTCGGCTACACGACGCAACTCACCTTCCATCCATCTGATCGCCCTGCTTCGAACATACTCCAATCTTTCTACCAGAGTCTTTAGTTGTACAAAAGCAGACTGCGCGTTTCTTGTCCCGAGATCTGCACCTCCGACCAACGAATCCGGGATACCGAGACCCCTGACTATATCGGCGTTCACACCTCGATACTTGTCTGGACCCAAAATCTTATCTACCGGTGGATATTCAACCTGTAGATCGATCATATCGTCCCAAACAAGGTCCATAACACCGCCACCGGTGTTGTTCTGTAGAATACCAACTAGACGGTCCACCAAGGCTGGCGATGGCATGATTTGCTGATCAGACTTGCCAAGCTTCCACAAACGAATCACGTTGATGACACCATCTAGCGCTGCCATATCCGCGAGTCGCATCTTCTCTTTGAACATCACATCTTCTAGTACACCATAGAGGAATGGTGTTCCCCAGTCTTCCCAGTCGTCTTTTTTGTAGTAATCTACGTAGATCTTGTCCATCTCTAATTCGACAAGGGTGCTGTTCTTCTTCGCGGCACGAATGACATTCGACGGGAGCTTAGCAACCCACGCTTTCTCAGCCTGGGTCCTCGGTCTTTGAATAGCATTGGCTAGTTCTTGCGGAATTCTGAACCCTAACGCATCAGCACCGAAAAACTTGCCAACTTCGCCACCAATCTTTTCCACATTCGTTGGTGACAAAAATGTAAAGCGCCACGGTATCTCTCGACGATTGGTTAGTTTCTTTGTGGTCCCGATCTTTTCTGGCTTGTCTGGTACCTTGGTTTCATCAAGCATGTCCAGAGAAGTCACGTCGGCCTTGGTCATCTCTCTGACTACAGGCTTCGTAATAAATGCATTCTTTCTGTACACAATGACATTCGCATCTCTCATGAGAAGCTTCATAAAGTCGTGTGCACGTCCCTGGAGGTTGACACGTCTCGCCCATTCGCGGAAAAATCTCTCTTGGGTCTTTGTCGTATGTTGTAGTTCCAATCCCTCTGCTGCAAAATCTGTCATCAGGTCTATGATATTCCTGACCATACCTACTCGACGATAAATAGATTGGCATGCGGCCACAACTTCCTTGTGTTCTGTTGGGAGCTTATCTCCGGGCCTGCCTGCATCATGATCGTATCGGTTATACCCAGACCTTTTATTCAGGGTGGCGGCTACCGTTCTCCCAGGAACCCCGTGGTTCAGATGGCAAACTTCCGGAAGAGTGTGCTCTATAACACAATTATCCCCCTTCGTGTACATCCGTTGCGGCTTTTGTTTCCCTGTCTTTTTAGCTGCCATTTTACCCCCACCAAGGTATCATTCCAATAACAATGCGACTGCAATCCAACTGATTATACACCATTCGCACTAAATGGATTCGCCTCGCTTGATTGCTTTGAAGATACCCCCGGTTCTGGCATGCTGAGCATTCCGCATTCTCCCAACACCAGGACCTCTGTACATTGGTTCATTTTCTTTTCTCTTAGATCTCTGTTCAACATTTCCAGCCACATCATCATAATCAATATCGTTATTTGGCCTGATATCGGATTCATAGATATATGCATGACACAAAAGGAGGGCTGTGTAACGGTCCTTCCGAAGCCGACCCTTCTTCTGTCTACCCTCTACGGCCCCAGGACTGACCACTGTCGGGGTATCAAATTTCTCTTTACCTGTTGCAGTCTGACTCATCTGGATCGTGCAAAGCTCGTTCTTCAACTCCTCTATGTTGAAAACGTTTTCCTCGAACGTATCGAAGATCACACCAGCAGCCTTTTCTGCTTCGATCGCAGCAAACATCTTGACACTATCGAAAGCCGGGAACAGCAACGTTCTGGTCTCCAGGCTCTTGTGCAATACTAGGTTCGCGTTCTGGTTGAACTCACTGCTCTGCTTGACAAGATGGAGTAGGTGGCGACCATCTGTCTCACCATCTGTTTCTTTCGGCTCGTTGAGATCGATGACTTCGTATATCGGGAAATCCCCATTTTCTTTGTCTAGCAGCTTTTTGTTGCGAAGCATTTCCGCAACAGCATAACCACCGCCCTGACTATCCATCTCAATCCGTACTGGGTCAAACAACCTGACGACATCTCTAATCCTAGAACAACAGTAGGCATAGTAATCGTCATCTGTCACAAGACCCTTTTTCTTCCTGTCTGTGAATTCTTTCTTGTTCACAGCCCAGCAATAGACGACCCGATAGTGACGACCCCACACCTCAATGACAACGATAGCCAGATTGTCCCGTTCTGCTGCTGGGTCAATGCCAATCACATACTTACGTCCAGGACTCCCTCTCATAGTTGGGGTGAATGTGATAGGACCATCTGGTGTCTCAATCGGCCTGCCAGGACCTACTGTGCAACTCTCTATCAGACTCCTGGGGAAGAATCCATCGGAATCTTTCACGAAGACAGCACCATACTCCATAAGATATACGTTACGAGGGAGTGTGGCTTTGGCGTGGGCTAGTTGCCTTTGGTCCAACAAACCTTCTGGCAGATGTGTGTGAGGGATACGCATTATGCAATAATCTCGATAGTTGAAACCATCTGGGACTACATTGTGTCCACCGAAAATCTGCGCAACTGCTTCTGGATCTCCCTTACTCCTAATGATATCCTGCCACATCTCATACTTCTTAGCAAAGTGGTTGAATGCATAATATGCCGTACCAGAATAAACAATCTGGTTTCCTCGCATTCTCCCGTCGTCTGTGACGAGTTTTTCCCTCACCTCGTCTGGAAGGTCTAGTTTTGCCAACTGTTTGTCGAAAGCCACTTTCTTAGCTTCCTCTACTGGTGTCTTAGCGGTTGCAGCAAAACCACGGACCACAATGTCGAAGACATCCTCTGGGATAGATGCGAACTCATCGGCAATAACAACATTCGCACGGAAACCTCTGATCTTAGTACCATCGCCCATCGGTAGGGCATATATAATGGAATCCCCAATCTTGAAATAACACAAATCTACATTTTGTCTAGGACCAGCATTTTTTCCACCACCGACAATGTTCCTTAAGACTGGCGATTGCTCCCATATCGTATTGATGTAATTGAAAACCAATCTTGCTTGTCTCAAGCCAGCACCAACGATAACAACTTTCGTACCTGGGTCTAACAGCGCCCGCAAGACAGCATATACAGCCAACATGAATGACTTACCGCCACCACGGCATGCGATCAACATAGGGAACGGCTTATCCCACATCATTTGCAACATTGCAATTTGAATTGGGAGAAGATCTATATTGAGTATCTCTTTGGCCGTCCACCCAATGTACCGGATATCCAACATCCTGTTGACAACAAATTCGTCTAGCGGATCTTTCGATTGCTTCAGGTGTGTAAAGATATGCTCTTTAACTGTTGGTACACGATCCCTGAAAGGGAACAGGTGGCCATACGTCCCCTGATCTCCATAGAGCAAATCATTAAGAGTTACCTTAGAACCCAACGCAATCTCCCTTCGACTTCGGTGTGGGCGGTTTCTCTACCCAGCGATCTTTCTCGATTCTGACGACCTCTTCGAAAAGCATCTGCGATATCTTTCTTCCGCATGAACCAGCAGGGATTATGTGTACATCATACTTTGCAGACAAGTGCATCAGCCATCTAATAAGAGACTTGCCGGGCACACCTTTCGAAAATTGCGGCGGCGATAGTTCCATGATGTCTGGTGTCAATAGTGATTCCACAATGATATATGCATACTTGAACTCAGACATCCTCTCCATTTCTCTCTCAAACGCTGGTCTTTTCTTGCTGCTGTAGTTCCCCCACAGTTCTGAGAAATCAGCCTTGCGCTCAATGGCAAGAATGTCTTCGTATCCAACCAAAGAATAGTCCCCAGTTTGGAGAGTGTCTACTACGGTTCCGTCACATCTCGGCGGTCGACGATCTGGGACATGCGCACCAAACATCCATCCATGACCCTCCTGCTCACGTGTGTCTCTGATGACTCTGTATGTCGGCAGGACTAATCTGGGCATTGCAGTATCTCCTGATAGTCACTCTGGACCATCCTATCAACAAGCTCTCCGAAGCACACTGTCGGTTCCCATCCCAAAACCTCTTTCGCTTTTGACGGATCTGCGTGCAAAAGGTTCACATCTGCTGGTCTATAGAATTTTGGATCAATTACAACATAATCCTCATAGTTAAGGCCGATGGACCCGAAAGCAATATCCAAGAACTCTCGAACCGTGTGTGTCTCGCCGGAACCGAGGACATAATCATCTGGGGTTTCCTGTTGCATCATCAACCACATCCCACGGATCATGTCTTCTGCATGGGACCAATCTCTTTTGGCCTCAATGTTGCCAAGGGCTAATGGTCTAACATCAACATCCTTGATTGGTGTGCCATCGTGAGTATCCATCCAGTTTTGTAGCATAGCCACGTACTTGGTGATCTTGCGAGTAACGAATGTCTCTCCCCGACGTTCTGACTCGTGGTTAAACAAGATTCCTGCACATGCGTAGATACCATATGCACGACGATAAAGGCCTACTAGGTGATGTGCGTATAGTTTGGCTACGGCATATGGCGAGTTCGGTGTAAGGGGTGATTCTTCGTTTTGGGGAGCTATTGGTGTATCGCCAAAAAGTTCGGATGTACTAGCCTGGTAGAATCTTGTCTCTGGTGATGATTGACGGATCGCCTCTAGGATATTCAACGGACCCACAGCATCGATCTGACATGTAGTGATGGGCTGGTCGAATGAAGTTCCCACGTGACTCATTGCTGCAAGATTATATACTTCGTCTGGCTTGATACCGGAAATGATGCGATGCATGCAAGTAGCATCCGTGATATCACCCTCAACTGTTTTGAAGTGTGGATGGTGTATGATATGCGCAATCCTCTCCGTGGTGTCAACGGATGATCTTCGAATTACACCGTACACATCGTATCCTTTGTCCAGTAGAAACTCTGCCAGATAACTCCCGTCCTGTCCTGTCGTTCCGGTAATCAGTGCTGTCTTACCCATTGGATTTCAGACCCCCTTCTTTCAGCTTGGCCTGTATTTCTTCTACAATATCCTTAATTTCTGGAGGAAGTTCTTCTACCTTCGCATCTCCATCTACTGCCGTAAGCGCATCTATGTCTCTCAAGCAGCATTTCTTGTACTTCTTACCACTGCCGCAGAGACATGGCCAGTTACGACACCACTTAGTCCTTTTGCGACTAATCGGCATTGTCACACCAGCAATTCTTCTTTCTAGGTTGCGTTTATTGGATGGCTTGAGACTCATACGGAACTCCCCTTTCCGCTGCACTTAATCTTGCTTCAATCTCCCAGCAATGACGCACTGCAGCATTCTGCCCTGTCCTCTCTGCTTCTGTCTTGCGGTCTTCAATACCAGCTTGTCCAAAAAGACTGGCTAGCCTATGGAAGTATGTATGATTGTTGGCTACGTGGGTAACACTACCCATGATATGTTCTTTCCGTTTCGGATTATCGTAC